AGCTTCTCCGCGATCGTCTCGTGCAGGGGCAGGGACAACTCGAAGATACCCCCGCCCTCGCCGAGGATGTGAACCGTGTCGCCCATCAGCGGCGGTTCACCTTGAACGCGGTGACCGTGCCGGTGAACGTGGCCTGCAGGTCCAGACTGATCGAACCGTCAGCCTGCAGGTAGCGGGCGGACTCGGCCGGGGAAATGAACACGATTGCGCCCGCGCCCACGGACACGGTCAGGTCGCCCTGCCCGGAGGACGCGGCCAGCGGGAACGTGCCGGCGCGGAGGATCGCGTTCAAAGCCCCGCCGGTGGTGTTCTTCACCCGGATAACAAGGACTTCGGGGCGGACACCGGTGATGGTGTGCCCGTTCGTCGGGTCGGCGGTCGTGCCTGCCGGGTCCGCGACGGAGGTCGCGGCGGTCAGGTCGGTTACAGGTACAGCGGTGCGTGCCATGATTCAGGCTCCTTAGGAGATGGTGACGAGGGCGGAGGCGAGGAAGTCGGGGCGGACCAGCTTGCCGCCGTACAGGACCAGGCCCTTGACGGCGTCGGAGAAGCTGTTCTGCGGCCGGTACGCCTCAACCTTGTTGATCTGTTCCGCGAACGTGTACGCGGCGTTCGTGCCGGCGATGGTCACGTACTCGGAGCCCGTGGTGTTCGGGGCGTTGTTCGTGAGGCGGATGTCGAACCCGGCGGCCCGGCCGACCATACCGTTGCGGAGCGCCTCGGACGTGCCGGATTCGTTGACCTTCACGAAGCGGGAGTCACGGAGCAGGGCGCCGTGCGCTTCGGGGCGGACGTTGATCCAGCGGCCCTCGGTGGGGACGTTCGCGAGGTCCAGTTTGATCTTCAACGGCACAAGGACCTTGTCGTAGAAGTCGGACGGGGTGTTCGCGGCCACGGTGATGGAGCCGACCTGGTTGGCGGTCTGGATGCCCGTGTACATCGAGTTCGCGACGTACTGGTCGATGACGTCGGCGAAACCGTAGGCGGCCTCGTTCATCGACTGGGGGATGACGTTGCCCTTGGCCTGGCGGGCGTCGACGTCGTCCACGGCGAACGCGAAGAACTTGCTCTGGTCCACGACCAGGGTGCGCTGGGAGTCGTTGACCTGCTCCGGGTTGATGACCGTGCTGTTGGGCACGTAGGAGCTGATCGTGGGACGGCCGATGCTGGTGATGCGGACCGTGTCGCCGGCGGCGCTGATCTCGCCCTCGTAGTCACGGTTGACGCAGTCGCCGTACACGAGGGTCTTGCGGGTGGCGACCAGGAGGTTGGCGGACCAGATCTCCGGGCGGAAGTTGAGGATGCTCACGGGTGATGCCTTTCAGTTATCCGAGAAGGTTCCGCAGCAGGCCCTTGGCCTGGGCTGCAACAATCTGGTCGGGGGTCATGGTTTTGAGCTGCTGCTCGGTGATTTGGCCTTGCTCGCCGGTCCCGCCGGTCTGCTCGATGCCGCTCGCGCCAGTCGCCCGGACTGCCTTGAGTGATTGGTTTGCCGCGACCGCTGCCGTGATGGCTGCGGCGATGGCGTCCCCGTCGGCGGGGTCCAGCCCCTTGACGGAAGTGAGGAAGGAGTTGGAGTCCAGCAGTTTCGCGGGGTCCGCTCCGGCGCCGGAGGCTGCCTTGAAGATCGCGAGTTCGCGGGCGGTGTTGGCCCGGGCTTCGCGTTCGGCGGCGAGGTCGGCGGCGACCTTGGCCGGGTCGGGCTGTTCGCCGTCTTTGGTGAGCCCGAGCTTCTGGAGGAGTTCGTTGCGGGCTTCGTCGGCGGCCTGCTTTTTGGCGTTGATGCGTTCGTCGCCGTTCTGCCGGCGGAGCTTTTCGATCTCGGCCCGGGCCGCTGCCGGGTCATCCCACACGGCGGGCGCCGGGGGGGCAGCGGGCGGTGCGTCGCCGGCCGGGGGAGTAGTCCCTGCCGGTGGCACGTCGCCCACTGGCGGGGTGTCGCCTGCGGGGGGCGTGCTGCCGTCGTCCTCCATCACTGCGTCACCGAAGGTCAGCCTGTGATGGGCGAGCAGCGCGTCAATGCCGCCGGGGGCGTAGGGGTCGATGCCGTGGATGGTTCGTTTGCTCAAGGTGTCCTCCCGGGACGGTTGTGAGAGTGGCTGTTGGTGCGGCGTTGACTAAGCGCGGGGCGGCCAGTTCCAGTGACCGGGCGCCGGGGTCTCGGAGTATTCGACGTCGACGCTGAAGAACATGCCGGTCGGGTTCAGAACGCACAGTGAGGCGACGTAGGCGTCGGGCTCCGCGGCCACGCGTTCCACCGCCGTGATGATGGCGGCCCGGGGCTCGGGCAGGTATTCCCCGCCCGGGGTGCCGTAGGACTGGTAGTGGACGATGCGGCCAATGCTGGGGGTCTGGGTCATGGCGTTCTCCTGCGTGTGAGAGTGGTTATTTGTTGCCGAGGTTGGTTTGTTCGCGGCGTGCCCGCCGGAGCATGCCGGTCGCTTGGGTGTGGGCGCGGACCAGTGCCTGCGCGGCCCGGACCTGTCGGCCTGCGGCGGCGCGTTGGGTGTCGGTGATCGCGGCGGCCTGGACCTGCCGGTGCTTGCGGACCTCGCGTTCGAGGGCCCGGAGTTTCTGCGTGTCCCGGTACCGCTGCTCATCCCGTGCGGTCCACTGATTCGGGACCAGGGCGGTGACGCCGGGCAGGTAGGCGGTCAGGGTGTGTTTGCAGTTCGGGTGGAACAGGCCCGCGAGGGTGGCGTCCTCGATGGTGCCGGCGACCTCGAAGGTGACGGGCTCGTTGGTGGCGGCGTCCGGTTCGGTCACCAGCCCTTGCCCCCGGTCGGCGAGAACCCGGCCTTCCCACGGGGCGCACAGCGGGCACGGCCGGCCGGTGGTGGAGGGGGTGAAGTAGTGGATCCCGGCGAGGGTCAGGCGTTCCCGGTGGGAGGCGTTGTAGGCGCGCTGGGTGGCGGTGCGGACGGCCATCTCCACATAGGTGGCGAGGTTCCACTCTCGGCCCTTGGCGTCGGTGAAGCCGGTCACGCCCTTGGCGGTGAGTTCCCGCCACGCCTGCGCCTGCGCCTCCGCCGGGGTGGCGGCGTTCATGGTGCGGTGGATGATGTCCCGGGCCGGGTTGATCTGCGCGAGCGCCCCGCCGGTGGTCGCGGCGCGGTAGGCGTCGTCCCCGTAGCGGGTGATCCTTTGCGCCGCCGCTGCGAGGCGTGACGCGAGGTCTTCGGCGATGAGCCGGGACGCGGTCACGTTGTGCGGCATGATGTCCGCCATGGCCGAGCCGTGGAAGTTCTCCACCCGGCGTTCAAGGTTGCGGATCTCCCGGGCGGCGGAGGCGTTGCCGTTGCGGGCCGCCGTGTCAGCCACCGTGTCGGCCAGGGCGTGGACCTTGGCGAGCACCTCGGCGGAGACGCTCCGGGACAGGCCGGTGAGCCTGCCCCGCAGCGAGGGGACCAGTGCCGGGTTCGCGATGGCGGCCTTCACCAGCACCGCGGAGCCGGTCACGAGGCGTTGTTCGGCGGCGGCGAACACCACGACCGTCGCTGCGGAGAGCCGGTCAACCGTTGAGGGCAGGGACTCCTGGGTCTGTTCCATTGGTCATCCCGTCCTCGTGGGCGTACATCGGATCCGGGAGTGCGGCAGGCAGTGCTGCTTGACGTGCGGCCACGATGAGCCCCACTTCCTCCTCGATGTCGTCCTCGTCCCAGTCCGGATGCACCATGCCGACGATGACCTTGTCCGACGCGGCGTCCGCGGCACGGAGCGCCTGGACGGTCTGCGCGATCGACAGGGGCGATTCCTGCACCCCGTCGGGGAACAGCACGTCGGGGGCCTGCACGGTGAGCGGGGTGCCGAACAGGGCCTGATCGACCGCGAGCAGCTTCTCGATGATGGCGGCGATGGCGGGGCGCCAGAGCCGGATCTTCCGGTCCCTCGTCAACAGGGAGCGTTGCTGTTTCGCCTCGACCTCGGTCGCGGTCTTGATCCCGCCGCCGCCGTCATAAATCCCGAACGTCTCACTGGAGTAGCCGGCCATTTGCAGGATGTCCTGTACGAGCTGCGCGGCCGTGGCCTTGTGCTCTTCGACGCGGATCTTGAACTGGACCTGTTCGATCTGGTCCGCGAGCTTCGCGTCCGCCGCGCCGAGCATGTTCATGGAGGCGTAGGCTTCCTGCTCCGCGTTGAACGCGCTACCCGAGCCGGTCCCGACGTTATCCAGCAGGGACTTGGCGATCATCAGCCGCGACTTGCCCAGCCGGACATCGCGCATCCAGGACGTGTAGACCTCATCGAGGGCGTCCATGAGCTGCTCGACGCCGTCCAGGTCAGACCGGCCGAGGTGGCGGCCGTGCTGGTCGGTCCGCCACTTCCGGTTCGGCTTCTGGTTCGGCACATACACGACGCACAGCTTCTCGGACTCGGAGGAGATGATCCCGAACGCGTCCACATGGGCCGCGAGCCCTGCCGTGGCGGGCAGGTCGGTGAGGGGGATGGGGTGGCCGAGCTTGTCCTCTTCGCCCTCATACAGGCCGTGGAGGATGATGCCGGTGCCGTTGTCGGTGGTTTCGTGGCGTTCGAGGTGCCGGTAGACGCGTTTGCCGTCCCGGGCGACGACCTGCCAGAACGTGACGGCGGTGAGCCTGCCCCAGGTGAACTCGGGGATCGCCTGGTCCGCGTCCACGTGGGTCAGGAACGGCGCATCCGGGGAGACGGTGTCATCCCACGTGACGCGCAGGTACACGCCGCCCAGTGCGGCGGCGACCTCGGCGGCCTCCGCGAGTTCGGTGTGCAGCCCGTCATCACACAGGACGTCGAGGCGGGCCTGGGTCGTTTCGTCCTCCACCTTCAGCGTGATCTGGTCCGCGAAGAGCAGGTCGGCACTGGCCTGGCAGAGTTCGGCGGCGATCGGGACGTGCAGCTTCACCCGACGGTCCGGGCCGCGGGACGCTTCACCCCAGAACCAGCGGGTCAGGGCCCGGCCCACGGTGGCGCGGAACCCGCCATGGTCGGAGGCGAAGAACCCGGTAGCGGTCGGGTCAGCACCCGACGCCCCCCCATACACGGAAGAGAGCTGGTCGGAGTCCCCGGCGTACCAGGCAGACCACACACCCATCATCGGCAGGGTCCGGCCCACCTGTGCGGGCGGCCATGCTTGGGTGGACTGTGGCAAAGCCATCGGGCACGCCCTTTCGGATCAGTTGGTGGTCAGCGTCCGTGCGGGTTGCTGATGTTCTCCGGGATGGTGACGCCAGTGGCGAGCAAGGCCTCCACGACAGCGTCAGCCAGGCCGATCAGATCAATGCCACTGTCATCGCCATCGTCGAGGTCGGGGTAAGGGTCGATGCCCTGCTTTTCGAGTTCCTTCTCCAGCGCATCCATCGCGTGATTCTTGGCGAAACTATGTTCCTGGGGTTCGTAGCCTTCAGGGATTTCGGACATGGTGTGTGCTCCTAAGCGGTGAGTTCGTTGCGCCAGATGGCTTCAGTGGTGGCGAGGGCATAGCGGCCGGTGTCAAGTGAATCGTCCTTGGCCTTGTCCTTGTTGGGCTTGTCCTCGCCCCGTTCGGACGCTTTGGTGTCCCATACGTAGTCGGTGACTTCGTCGATCCAGCCCTGGCAGCGGTCGGTGACGACGAGCTGTTCACGGGCCAGCAGGGACGACACGAGCCCGATGCCGTACATGACGTCCTTCTTCGCGCCCTGCGTGGCGAGCCCGTCGTGGAAGAGTTCCTGCCGGAAGTCCGCCGCGGCCGAGTCGACGATCACCCATTCGGGGCGGAGCGCGAGCTGTTCGGGGTGGTGTGGTTTGTTCAGCCATTCCCGGATGGTCTTGGACTGCTGGGACGGGGACTGGCGGATCTGGTTCACGGCCACGTCGATGCGCAGCTCGTCCACGAAGTACAGCTTCCGGTCATACCCGAGCCCCAACAGCAGGACGGCGGTCGGGTGTTGGGTGCCGAAGTCGATGGACGCGCACAGCATGCGTTTGAGCGGGGGCAGGCGCTCCCACGGGATCACATGCTTCGTCGGGTCCCACATGTCGTAGACGGCGCCCTCGGCGTTCGTCCACAAGCCCTTGATCATCCGGTCATAGAACACGCCGGTGTAGGAGGCTTTCATGTCCGCGATATACGCCGGGCCCGGGTTGCCGCCCTCGAAGTACATGGGGTTGTCGTCCATGGTGAAGTGGAAGACGAGCATGTTCTTCGCGGCGGCGTTCAGGATCCAGTCGAGGCGGAGCCAGTGCCGGGTCGATCCGGGGTTGGTGGTGGCGAGCAGGCGGGCGCCGGCGACGCGGAGACGGGAGACGAGCATCTCCCAAAACCCGGGCGGCAACAGCGTGGCCTCGTCGACGTAGGCGAGTTCCACGGTCGAGCCGCGGATCTTCTCTTCCGAGCGGGAGTCGTTCGCCCCGACCAGGTGCACCTCTTTGCCCAGGATCAGCGCGACCCCGGAACCCTTCGTGTGCACAATCTGCCGGGACAGTTCCCCGAAGAGCCGGTCATCCATCAACGGGGCCAAAATGTTGCGCTCAATGGTCTGCAGCGTCTTGCCGACGATGATGATCAGGCCGGTACCCTTGGTCAGCCGGACCGCGAAGAGGAACGCGAACAGGCTGGCGATGGTCTTGCCGGCGGACACGGCCCCGACCCAGAGGGCGATCTTCGCCCGCGTCGACTCCACCACGCTACTGACCTGCTTGTGCGAGAGCGGCGGCGGGGTCACTTCCCCGCCTCATACGCCGACGCAAACCCGGCCATCAACTTGTCAATCACCGACACCGCACCCGAGGCCGCATCGGCCGGGACCGCATCGGCCAGGTCAAGCTTCGTCACCGTCGTCATCGCCGTCGACACCGCACTGATGATGTTCTTCTTATCCGTGAACGTCGGCTCCGCCAGCTCATGCTCTTCGTACGTGTTGTCCTTACCGCCGAACGCATGCACCGTAGCCGGCTGCCACAACTGCTGACGCAACCGGTGAGCATCCTCCAACAACAACTGCGCCAGCTCCACCCGGCGGGCCTTCGCATACACCGCCGCCGCCTCCGTACCCGCACGCGTGGCCGAGACCGAAACCGTTTCGACACCCGTTTCTTTGGCCCATCGTGTGACGGTGCCTTTGGGGATGCCGAGGGTCTTCTCTACGGCTGTTGGTCCGTCGGTGTGGTAGAGCGCTAGGGCTTCGGCGCGTTGTTCCGGCGTGTACTTTGCTGCTGGCACAATGCGCTCACCGCCTCAGTCTGTGTTGGTTGATTGTCCGGGGTCAGCCGGTTTTGGTTTGGTCAGGCCCGGATTGCTACGCCGCCGACTTTGCGGACGGCGGCGCTTGCGTCCTTGTACCCGTCGAACCGGGCAGGCTTGCCCTTGCTGTCGCGGATGAGTTCTGCCCCGCCGTACGTGACGACCTTCCAGTCGTGGACGTCTTTGCCGGTGAATGTCTTAGCCATGTCAGGCTCCTATGCGGTGAGGATGGTCAGGGAGGAGAGGTCGAACCCGTTTTCGGTGATGTCGAAGACCATGAGGCCGGGGTCGGAGTCTTTGCCGGCGACTTGGCGGAACCAGTCGGAGCCGTTGTCGAGGGTGGGGGCGCCGAGGCAGTAGCGTTGCCGGCCTGTGACCGGGTTGCGTCCTGCCACTGAGGCGGAGAATGCGTGGTAGTGGCCGTGGACGAGGATGTCGGCCCTAGCGGCGGCTTGGGCACCGAAGGCTTGCTTCGTCCACCAGGTGACGGCTTGGCCGGGGCCGAACTGGTTGCCGTGCACTATCCCTACGGACGTGCCGTAGAAGTCCACGGCGACGGACTCGTCGTACTCGTCGGGGCGTACCCAGGTGACGTCCATGCCGGAGGCGTCCGTGACGCGCTGGACTTGCCGGTGCATGAACAGGCCGAGGTCGTCGGAGGGGCGGCCGAGGTTCTGCTTACCATTTCGCCAAGCAGCGTGGTTGCTGGGAATCCCCGCGACCGTGACGGGGGCATGACCGTGGGCGAGGTTGATGTACTCGAACAGTTCAGTCCCGTACGTGTCGAGCTGGCCTGACAGGCTGAGGTCGTTGGTGAACATCGGGTTGCCGCCGGACTCGAAACCCTCGATCCCGTCACCGGCATCGGCGAGCAGGATCTTCGCGGGAGCCCGTTCACCCAGGAGGGCGTTGAGCTTCCCCCGGATGAGGGTGGAGCGTTCGATGAGTTCGGGCGTGCCCCCGCGGGAGCCGGTCTTGCCGATCTGCGGGTCCGCCCACACAATCACCGTGGCCCGCATGAACGGCGGCGGTGTCGGCTTCGGGGTCGCGTGCCGGGCCGCGGCGTACAGGGCCGGGAGGTCCACGGCCTCACCCGCCTCGGCGGACAGGATCGGCCGGACGTTGTTGAGCTTGTTCCAGGTTCCACCGGCGGGGTTGGACGTCCAGCCCCAGGTGAACGTGACCTTGTCGGGGTCCTGCCCCTTAGAGGCGATGAATCGGCGGTAGTCCTCGTAGCCCCACGGCTTGTCGCTGAATCGCGTATAGGATGCCGAGCCGTCCGGGTTGTGCTGCTCTGACTCGCCGGCGGCCGGGGCCTCGGGTGTCTCCACCGCGTAGCAGACGCATTGTTCGGCGCGGTGCCGGCGGATCGTCCGGTCCCCGACCTGGTAGCCGAGGTCTTCGGCGTGCTGCCGGGACGGGGCCGCCGTGTCGATGCCGGGGAAGCCGGTGATGAGCTGTGCATATTTGCAGACCGCCACGGTTCCCCCTTACTAGGTTGGCACTACTTGCGAGCCCGCTGTGTACGTCTCGCGTTACTTGACCGGGGTGCTTTCGTGCCAGTACGCGGGGGAGGATTTGAACCTCACGCCAAATTAACCGGTTCCACCGGCCGCGCTTGTATTCCTGTATGCCAGACCCGGGGAGTTCTGCAGTCTCCCCGGGCCCGACGGAGCCAACCTCTTACCCAGGGTTGGCGCTGGGGAATGCTGAAGGCCTCGCCTATGGGGGGTCGGCGAGGCCTTCGGAATGTGGGGTCACACCGCGATGTAGCTCGTGATGTTCGGTTCGCCGTGATACTTCCTCACGGCTTCGATGTGCTTCCGGATCTTCGGAGAGTCCTCAAATACTTCCGTATTCAGCACGCGTGTTTCGCGGAAGAACTCGTGCCTGCTCTTCTCAAGCTCGCGGCCGCCGGGCTCTGTCGCGAGCACCTGGGATGCCGGGACGCAGAACGTCTTCAGTCGGGCAGTGAGGTTCGTGGTCGTTCCGATCTTTATCCCGTGCCCGAACTGGATGTAGTAGACAACGGCCTGATCTTGCAGGCGTTTCTGGTGGCGATCCATGTCCCGCGGGGGAGTTGATTCCCGCATGGCATCAAGAATGTAGAGACGCTTCGCTTCGACAATGCGGTGGACTTCCTCCGCATGGAGCTGGCACATCAGGGCCGGTAGGTATCGCTCGTTGACGTCAGCCTTGCATCCGAGTGCGGTGCAGAAGACGTCTTGCTGGTATGGCTGGCGGAAGCTATGGTTACTCATATCGACTCCTCGAAAGTCGGTCACAGCCCCGGATGTTGCAAGCATCGCGGGGCTTCTTCATGCGCGACACGCGACCTTTTGAGCCACGAATCGCATGTTAAGAACATCTTAGGGACAGGAAAACGGAAAAGCAAGGAACACTACCCAACTTTTTGGGCGTGTCGTGTCGTGAGGTAGTACTCGCGGATCGAGGCGGGGGAGTGCTTGCCATCAGGGCCGGGGACCAGTTGCCCCCGCTGTACCCACTTCTTCGCCCGTTCCAGCGGGATGTTGACGGACCCGTGGGCCTTGAGTGCCCGGAGGATCTCCGGGAGCGTCCCGCGCACGTGCCACGCCTGCCCGATGAGGTCCTCCTGGCGCTCCCTGGCGTCCACGGTGGTCCCGCAGGTCCGGCAGCGGCCGAGGGTGGCGCCTACGATCGCGGTGATGGTGTCGGTGCACCGGATGCCTTCGAACCATGCCCCGCAGATGCCGAGGCTGATCTTGTCGGCGGCCCGGTCCGTTGCCCGGCGTGCTTCGGTCATGGCCTGGGCGAGTTCGTCCAGGAGCTCGTACGCCCATTCGGCGAGGCGGACCTTCTCGATGTTGGCGAGCAGGTAGGAGGCGACGTCTTCGGTGCGGACGAGGACGAGGTATGCCCTGCCCTCCAATTGGGTGGCCCATCCGGTGAGGACTTCGCGGAGTTGTTCGTACCGGTCGAGGGCGTCGAGGTTGATCGGGGGGCGGGAGCCGGCCGGGCCCCCACCGCCGATACTGTCGGCACCTTTGTCCTGCCGGGACATGGTGGTGCGTAGTTCGCCGATGACGTTGTCCGTTTCGGCAAGATCCTGCTCGATCCTGGTGGTGTGATCGTGGCAGAGTTTGATGTTCGTTTCCCCAGTGCATGCGCCGCAGTTGCTCATATCACACATCTTAACAGGGAAGTTCCTTACTGTTCCTCACTGTTGGGCGTGTCGCGGTCTATCCGGCTTCACACGCGCACGTGTCGTCTTTGCGGCCGGTCAGCATCTGCTTGACCTTCCCGTAATCGAACGAGCCCGACGCCCAGTCGTTCTCCATCACGTACAGGGTTTGCTTGATCCGGCGCTCCGCCTCACACTCAGGCACGCTTGTCCGGTGCTGCAAGGATGGACACGTGGGGCAGGTAGGCGAGGACTGCGCGGGTGAGTTCCTGGTCTAGCCAAGTTTCATCCGGCGGAATCATCCCCGGGTCAGATTTCACGAGCTGCTCATGCATGGCGAACATGAGCGCATTGTGGAGGAGGTGGGCTCGTGCCTGCTCCTTCGTCGGCTGGGGGATCATCCGTGGTCTTCTCTCTCGTAGGTGTCGGTGCGTTCCTGGTCGGGGCCGATCCGGTCGGCTTCCTGCGCCCGGGCCTGAGCCTCACGGAGGGCTTCATAGTCGGGGCGGACACTGCGGCTCATCCCTCACCCCGCACGGCAGAGGCGTGAGCTTTCAGCCAGTGCGACATGGCGGATTGGAATCCCAAGCCTTCGGGCAGGTGCTGCGACCAGAAGTCAAGAGGATCGTTCGTCAGGATCGCCGCCGCCGCGTCTTCGAGTGCTTGGGCTTTGGCTTCCCGTAGGTCCGCTTCCGTGTAGGTCTTGGGCACATAGACCGGATTCGGTTCGCCGAAGTCGCGGCCAAAGTCCGCCATCCCGCTCACTCTGCCCCCTCCGTTGCGGTGAGCGCGGCACGGAGGATGGCCCCTGCCGAGCGGCGCCCGGATGAGTAGCCCTTGTCGAACTGGTTGTCATCACGGATGGTGTAGACGCTTGGCTGGTTCGCCTCGAACTTGTCTGCCAACTCCCGCACCCGTTCAATCGCGGCCTGTTGCTCCCGCACCATGGCGAGGAGGGCGGGGATGTCCGCAAGTGCCGCCGCCATCCTTTCGCCGTCGTAGCGGTCAGGCTGCTTGCAGTCGTCCCACGTAGTTTCGTCCTCGTGGACGTTGCAGTCGATGTCAACATTCCGCTGTACGTGGCGGATGCTCTGGCGCAGGTGCTCAGGGCAAAGGTCCGTCAAGCCTTGTGCGCGTGCTTCGATGGCGGCGAGCTGGTCCCCGTCCCCGCCGGCCATGCTGATCAGGTGCTCGGTGTAGTCGCTCATGCGGAGGCCTCCGGGGAGTAGATGACGGTGGCGGGTAGGAAGTTGTCCGGGTGCGTGTCAGCCGAACGCCCGCCACGGTGCCATGAGCCGTCGTCCCATCGCTGGAATGAAACCTTCCAGTGATCGACGTGATGCAGGTATGCCTCGGAGAGAACCACGCTCCCGATGGGCAGCGCGTCTAGTTCTTCGGCGGTCGTTATCGTGCGGGGCCGCGTGTAGCCGAACTCCGAGAGCATCTGCTTCATGGCCGCGATACCGTTCGGTTCACCAAACCCAGTGTTGAGGAGGTTTGCCCACCGCATCCATGCCTCTGCGGCTTCGCGGGAGGCTGGGTCGTCGATACCCCTAAGCCCGCAGTCGCCATCAAATATCCTCCGGTAACCGGCGGCGAGGATCGCGTCGGCGGCGTCCTCGCAGAGCATGATGATCTCCGGTGCGGTTGGAGCGGCAGCGTTGCTCACGTTCTGCTGGAACAGCAGCTTCGCCAGTTCGTCGCGGGCGCTCATGCGGCGTTCCTGACGGGGGTGTGGTCGCGGATTTCGGTCTGGATGGACTCATACCGGGCGCGGGCCTGGGCGGCTTCGGTGGAGGCTTGGGCGAGGGTCGCGTCGGCGCGTTCCATGGCGACTTTGGCGATGCGGAGCTGGCGGTACAGGACCGCGGCCTCCAGTTCGGGGGTGGGGCGGGAGTAGTCCGCCGGGGTGAGGGGCGCCTCGTGCGCTAGAGTTTTCATTGCGGAAGTTCCTTTCCGTCAGGCCCCGGGATGTTTCCGCATCGCCGGGGCTTCGTCTTTGTTCCATCAGTCTACCATGATTGTTCCCTAGTGTTCCTATATTTCGTGAGGAACTTCCGGCGTGTCCAACTCCCTGACCCGCACACTCAGCCGCTTCCGCTGCCCCTTCACGTACTCGACCCTCGGCATGTGCTTGACCATAAACTCCGGCGTGTCATCCTTCACAATCGGGTGATCCGTAGGTTTCTTCCCGGAGGACAGCGCGTCACACAGCGGCTTCAACGTCCAAACCAAATTGTCCGCGTCCCGGGCGATCCGGTCCCCGACATGCCAGGTCAGCAACACCTCACACCGGCCCATGACCGGGATGCCCGCGGCCCGGGCAAGCAGCCCCATAGCCTCCCGGGCGGCCTTGACCTTGCCGGCGTGCGCGTAAATGTTCCCGTGCCCGCCGTTCGGCTTCACCGGCGGAGTCGCCCACGGAAGGTCTATCGTCCACTCCCTCACAGGACCCACCCCTCCACCGCGGGGACGCTGGAAATTCCGCAGCGGCCGCAGAACACCGGGACCGTGACCGGGTAGGGCATCCCGTCGAATGCGTCGTCATGCTCGCCATGCCCCGGGTTCAGGCAGTACCAGCACGCAACGACCACCCCGAGGCGCTTAATCCAGATCGACTCGAAATTGCTCTTGCGCTGGTTGCACTCCCAGCATGCCGAGACGAGATTGTCGGACCGGTCGGCGGCCGCCAGGTCCGAGGCCTCGAACGCCGACCGGGGGATGATGTGATCGACGGTCAGGACGTGCCCGCCAGTGCCGCACATCCGGCAAATCCCGCCGTCGCGTTCATGGATGATGGCGCGCTTCTGCGAGCTGATCGGCTGGCGCTCTTCCCGGTTCCGGACCGGCCAGCGCCGCTCGGGTTCCACGATCCGGTCCAGCAGTTCGCCGAGGCTGATCGAGTGGACGTGCTCTACCTGCGCCCGGCTCTGGTCGTAGTAGGCCGTGATGTCCTCGAAGCCGCTCATGCGACGCCGTACCGGAAGTCGCCGGCTTCGGAAGCCATGGAGTTGACCGAGGCGAAATGCGGCCGCCACGCCAGGTTGATCTTGCCCGTTTCGCCGTGCCGGTTCTTCTCGATGATGAACTCGATCTCGCCCTCCATGTCGTCGCTGCGGTGCAGGAGGATGATGTTGTCCGCGTGCGCCTCGATGCCGCCGGACTCCCGGAGGTCCGCCATCGTCGGCCGCGGGTCGGCGCGCTGCGTGGACCCGCGGTTCACCTGGGCGAGTGCCAGGACGTGCGTGTCGAACTCTTTGGCGAGGTGCTTGCAGTCCTCCGCGATCCGGGCGACCTGCCGTTCCCGCTGCTCCCGGGTGTCCGCCGGGGCGACGAGCTGGAGGTAGTCGATGATGACCAGCGGGACGGGGCCGCGACGCTTCCATGTCCGGACTGTGGCGCGGATCTGCGCCATGGTGGTCCGGGACAGTTCCTCGATGTAGACCGGCCAGTCGGCGGACTTCGCCCGGAGCCGGGCGACCTTGGACCAGTCGCCCTCGGTGAGTTCGAAGGAGTTCAGGTGGTGCAGGTCGATCCCTTCCGAGGCCGCCGTCATACGGCCGATGACCTCGTGCTCTTTCATTTCCAGCGAGAAGAACCCGACGCCGTAGGACGTTGCTGCGACCGCGGCGCAGCCGGCCACCAGCGACTTACCGACCGCCGGGCGGGCGCCCATGATCGTCAACTGCCCGGGGTGCCAGCCGCCATTGAACTTCCGGTCCAATTCGGACCAGCCCGTCGGGTAGGACTTGCCCTTGGGGGAGGACCAGAGGTCGATGGCGGATTCCAGGGCGTCCGCGAAAGTCCGGACCCGGATGCCGGTCGCCTCGTTGGCGGTCGCGTCCAGTGTGGCGCGGGCATCGTCCAGGACCTGCTCCGTTTCGTCCCATGCGGACGTCATGGACATCTGCTGGAGTTTCGCCCCGACGTCGGCGAGCCGCCGGAGCCGGGCCAGGCCCTTGACAATGTCGGCATGGTACGGGGCCTGAGAGCGCACAGGAGCCACCGCAGCGCACTCATGGGGGTAAGAGACCTCCATGCCCTGGATAGGCGCCGTGACAAGCCTCTGGACCAGCGCGAAGGGCGTTACCGGGTGGCCGGCGCGGTGCTCCACGAGGATCAAGTCCCACAACTGCTCATGCTGCGGGCGGTAGAAGTCCTCCGCCTTGAGGTGAATGTCCTCCAAAACGCGCTGATCCAGCATCGCCGCCCCAATCACGGCGCGCTCCGAATCGAGATCCTGTCGCGGTGTCCTGTCGTTCATGCTGCTTCCCCCAATTTCCGTTTCGCTTCTTCGAGGCGTTCCGCCTTATGCGCGGCCCGCTGTTGCTTCTTCCACTCAATTTCCCCGGCCATGTCCAGCCCCGCCGGGGGAGTCCCCGGGGTCCACACGTCCCGGCCCAGGACCGACTCGACGTCGATCAGGCCGTCCGGTGAGGCGCCGGTCTTGTTCTTCTCCCAGTCCTCCACCGCGGCGAGGCGGAGCTGGTCGTACTTGGCCCGGAACTTGCCCATCGACAGGACGTTCTTCCGCCAGAACGTGTTGCCTTGGGCCCAGCGGATCAGGTTCTCCGCCTTCGCCGGTTCGCGGCCGTCAAGGTCGATCATGCGCCGGCACTCATCCGTCCACGTCTTGGTGATCTCCGGGCGGAGGGAGCCGTTGGCTTCGATCAGGTCAGCCAGGACGGTGCAGAGC